CATTTAAAAAAACAGATCGAACCTGAAATGGCAAAAGCATTGCGTTGTGAATTTGATTTTGCATATGTAATGGGCATACAGGAACGACACGGGTTTCGCCTTGATGTTAAGGCGGCACAGGATCTTGATGCAGAAATGCGTCAGGATATGTCGGACATTGAAAAGCAATTACAATCTATTTTCCTTCCCCTTGTAATTGAAAGATATTCCGACAAGACGGGTAAAAGGCTTAAAGACAAAATTGAAGTTTTTAATCCTGGCTCTCGCAAACAGATCGGGGAGCGCCTTATTGAAAAGTACGGGTGGAAACCTACTAAGTTCACACCTCAAGGCGCTCCTCAGATCGACGAGAAAGTTCTTAATGAACTTAAATATCCCGAAGCAAAATTGCTTGCCCGCTACTTCTATTGTCAAAAACAATTATCGCAGATAAGCGAAGGAGAAGCGGGTTGGCTTAAAAAGGTGAAAGACAATTATGTTCACGGCAAGGTAAATACTATAGGTACAAACACATTTAGGTGTTCACACTTTTCACCTAATATGGCTCAGATAAGTAAAAGAGATTTACGAATGAGACAGGTGTGGTTACCTGACGAAGGACATAAACTAGTAGGCATCGACGCCGACGCGTTGGAGTTACGAATGTTAGCTGCAATGCTTGGACACTTTGATAAAGGTGAATACGCCAAGGCTTTACTTGAAGGCAGTAAAGAAAACGGAACTGATGTTCATAGTAGAACAGGTAAGGTCGTCGGTATAGATAACAGAGATATAGTTAAGAGAATTACATACGCATATTTATATGGTGCGAGTGATAGAAAACTATCTCAAATTTTAAGGGAAGGTAATGCTCCTAATCATAATGGTAAAATTATTAGAGAGCGAATGAACAAAGGTATTGTTGGTCTTGGTATACTTCAAGAAATATTAAAGAAGAAAGTTGACCGAGGATATCTTATAGGAGTTGACGGCGGTAGGCGAATACCAATTGTGTCTGATCATTCTGTATTAAATTTTTTATTACAATCGATGGGAGCAATTTGTATGAAGTGGGCATTAGTTATATTTCATTATGAACTAGCACCCGCTAAAGGTTATGTCGTTGATGATCAGCCTGTACATTTTAACTATTGTGCGAATGTACACGATGAGGTTCAACTTACTTGTGAGCCTGATCACGCTGAACAAATAGGTCAAATGTTTGCCGACGCTATTAGATTAGCGGGTGAGCGTTTGGAATTAAAATGCCCATTGTCGGGAAGTTATGACATTGGAGATAATTGGAAGGAGACACACTAATGTTCAAAGCTGCGATCCTCGTATGTTCAATTCTAGCATCACCGAATTGTATTGTACTTGAGGATATGTATGGGCCATACAAAACAATCGAACAATGCAAAGAACGATTGGTAGTTATGGAACAAGAAATGAATCAGATGATTCCGTTTCCTATAACATATCAATTGCGATGTGTGAGTGAGACTAAAAGAACAGATGAGATAAGGACATAATAATATGACACTAGCTTTAATTGATGGAGACATCGTAGCGTTTAAGTCAGCCGTTGCAGTTGTAGACGGCAAAGACGAACTATCACCTGTAATACCTGAGAATGCTGAGAAGTATGCAGATATTATGATTGATGGTTGGGTAAAAAGAATTAAACCACATAAAATTATTTTGTGTTTTAGTGACCCATCAAGAAAATATTTCAGGCATAAAATTTATCCTGAATATAAAGCCAATAGAAAAGATGTTGTTCGTCCTGAACTACTACCACACATTTTAGAATATCTTAAAAAGAAATATACAAATGTTGTCCGCGAAGGATTAGAAGCTGACGACTTGTTAGGACTTATGGGTACTGACCCTAATGTTCCTGATCCTGTTGTAATTTCAATTGATAAAGATTTACTGACCGTTCCGTGTAAGTTTTATAATCCTGATAAATTTACCAGAGCGGTTAGAATTAACCAACGAGTAGCTGATTTAAATATGTTTAAGCAAGCGATGATTGGTGATAGTGCAGATAACTTTAAAGGTATTCCAGGCATAGGCACAAAGAAAGCTAACGCAATTGTTGAAGAAAATTTACGAGACCCTTGGGGTGCAACACTCCAAGCTTTTATTAACAATCATCTCTCCGAAGAGTACGCTATCCAAATGGTACAACTAGCGAGAATTCTAAGGTATGGAGACTACAATGTAGAAAACAAGGAGATAAAACTATGGCATCCAAAAGAAGAAAAGTGGATAGCATCAACCCACAACACTACAAGTACGGCAAAGGTATCGAAGCGATCGACTACATCGAAAGCGTCTGTGAAGGAATCCCAGGTAAAGAAGCACCAAGCGTCGCAAACGCAATCAAGTACATCAGTAGATACAGAAGAAAAAACAACACAAAAGAAAACCAAAAGAAAGACATCGAAAAAGCAATCTGGTATTGTCAAAGAATAATTAAAAAACTTGAGGAAGGAGAATAATGTGTCAGACAGAGAGCAAAAAATTATTGACTTTAATAAGATAGCCAAACATCCAATCAATGTTAAATTAAACTTGGAAGACTTGAGACTTTCTTTGCGTCTTATTAAAGAAGAGTTTATTGAGCTGCAAGAGATAGCGCTTGATATCTCATCAAATTTTACAAACCAAAAAGAAATTACTACCGAGCAAAAGACTAATCTTTTGAAAGAGTTAGGTGATTTACAATATGTAGTATCACGAATGGCAGTTGTATTTGGTATTAATTTACAAGAAGTATTCGACAGAATACATAAATCAAATATGACTAAAGTAGAGAAGGGAGTAACTAGAGATCCTACTACAGGTAAGATTTTAAAAGGCCCAAATTATAAAGAACCTAATTTAAAGGATTTAGTAGATGGTTAGTACACGAGCAAAAGTTATTACACGAAGAACATATAATCGACCAATTGAAGGTGACAAGTTTGAAACTTGGAGTGAAACTATTAGTCGAATTATAGAACACCAAACTTGGTTGTGGGAGCGCGCCAAGGGAAGTAAGTTAAGCAACAAAGAAAAAAAAGAACTTAAAGATTTAAGAGAACTAATTATTGATCGCAAGGTTTCTGTTGCGGGAAGAACTCTTTGGTTAGGTGGTACAGAAGTATCTAAGCGAAGAGAGATTAGTCAATTCAATTGTTCGTTTTTAGAAATTGGATCGGTCTCTGATATGGTCGATTCTTTATGGTTGTTGTTAAATGGTTGTGGTGTTGGCTTTAGACCACGCACAGGAAACCTGTCAGGATTTTTAAAACCAATTAGAAACATACGAGTTACTAGAACTGAAAGAAAAGACAAAGGCGGTCTTGAAAAAAATGTTGAGAATTTTGTTCTTGATGACAAGATCGATCCAGGTGACATACACAATTCAGGTGGTGTGTGGACAATTAAAGTTGGCGACTCTGCCGAAGCTTGGGCAAAATCTGTAGGTAAACTTATTGCGGGCAAATATCCCGCGCGTGAATTACATTTAGATTTTTCAGAGATAAGACCTTCAGGTTCTAGACTTGCGGGATATGGTTGGATAAGTGCGGGAGACGATGCAATATGTAAAGCGTTTGTTGCTATTGCACATTTGTTGTCTTTACGAGCGGGTCAACTTTTAACTGCTATTGATATTCTTGATATCGTAAATTGGCTCGGTACTATTTTGTCGAGTCGTCGATCCGCCGAGATTGCTTTGTTAGAATATGGTGATCCTGAATGGAAAGAATTTGCACAAGCTAAAAAAGAATATTGGAAAGATAACCCACAAAGAGCGCAATCAAATAATTCTTTGTTGTTTAATCATCGACCTTCGAGACAACAACTAGAAGAAATATTTACGATTATGTTAGAAGCGGGTGGATCTGAACCTGGATTTATTAATGGTGTTGCAGCCAAAGGTCGTGCGCCTTGGTTTGCGGGAGTCAATCCGTGTGCAGAAATTTTACTATCGAGTAAGTCTGTTTGTAACTTGGTTGAAATAGATGTTGCTAAATTTGGCAATGACATCAATGAGTTACACCGCGCAGCTCAACTAATTGCTCGCGCTAATTACAGACAAACTTGTGTTAATTTTAATGACGGCGTGTTGCAAACACAATGGCATCAGAATAACGAATTCTTACGATTATGTGGTGTAGGTCTAACAGGTATAGTAAAGAGTAAACTATCACCTTATGACTACAAAACATTAAAGAATATTATTGTTCAGGCCGCATATAAAATGGCAGATGAGTTACATTTACCAAGACCTAAAAATGTAACAACGATTAAACCAAGTGGTACTATGAGTAAGATTATGGACACCACAGAAGGTTGTCATAAACCATTAGGTAAATACATATTTAATAATGTTAACTTTAGTAAGCACGATCCAACGCTTAAAAAATTAAAAGAAGCGGGATACAGGCTTATTGAAAACCCGATGGATGCTGAAGCGGTACTTGTTACATTTCCTGTTGAATACAAAGATGTAGACTTTGATGTGGTTGACGGGAAGTATGTAAACCAAGAGTCAGCTATTGATCAGCTTGAACGATATAAAATGCTAATGAATAATTATGTCGAACAAAATTGTTCTATTACAATAAGTTATAGTCCTGATGAAGTTCCTGACATTATTGATTGGCTTATAAATAATTGGGATGTTTATGTAGGTGTTTCTTTTATTTTAAGAAATGATCCAACTAAAACTGCCAAAGACCTTGGTTATCTTTATCTACCACAGGAAGTGGTAACAGAAGAAGAATACCAAGCATATGTCAAAACTCTCGATGAAATAGAACTCAACGATGACATTGGAATTACTGATTTTGATGACCTCGATGACGAAGAGTGTCAAACAGGAGCGTGTCCTGTTCGATAAATTATAACCTTATAAAGGGGGTTTCTGCCCGATGGCTACAAAAACTGACAAAATAATAGAGGAAAAGGTACTTCCTGAGAGATCCGTCGATTTGATAGATCAATTAGATAAGGCTTATCCTCACAAATGTGTTAGTAAAACTGACACTATTATGGAAGCTCAATGGTATGCAAGCAAAAGGGAACTTATTGATGAACTCCTTTCTATGAAAAAAGAACACGAGGAAGGTGATTTATGAAAATAAGAAAAATGACAGAAGAAGATGTGCCTACAATTATATCGTATGGTCAACAAATGCACGAGGAAAGTTACTTTAAACATTTTAACTTTTCAGAAAAAAAGCTTTGGCAACTATGGGAATTAATTAAGACACAACCAATCTACTGCGCCTTAGTAGCTGAAAATGTAGACGGAAAGCTTGTTGGTTTTTATGTCGGGGTAATTCACGAACATTGGTTTGGTACTGATAAGATATCTTGTGATCTTGCGTTATATGTAATCAAAGAGTTCAGAGGATCTTCCGCTGCACTTAGATTACTTAAAGCCTATGAACAATGGGCAAATATGGCGGGAGCTGCGGAAATTCATATTGGTACTTCAACTGATATAAATACAAACAAAAATCTATCGTTGTTTCAGAAAATGGGATATGAGATAGGTGGAACATTTCTAAGAAAAAGGAGAAAGTAAATGTGTTTTAGTAGACCAGCTGCGCCTCCGCCACCTCCACCACCTCCTCCACCGCCTCCAGCACCTACGCCACCAGCGCCGAGTGCATCTAACTTGCCTGATTCGCAAGCTTATACGGAAGCGTTGAAGAAAGGTAAGAAGAAGGGGATGCGTAAAAACTTACAAATTGAACTTGGATCAGGCGGTGGATCATCCGTCGGAACAGGGATCAATACTAATCAATAATGAAAGGGGTCAATTATGGCAGAAACTGCTCGCGCTCGTTATGAGACTATGAAACGAAAGCGTGACCCCTACCTAACTAGAGGGCGTGAGTGCGCGGAGTTAACTATTCCCGCACTAATGCCACCTGAAGGTCATAACGAATTCGCAACATTGCCTGAACCTTATCAAGGTCTAGGCGCTAGAGCGACCGTTAGTTTGGCGTCGCGTTTGATGATTGCTATGTATCCGCCTGGTAAACCTAGTTTCAAACTAGATGTACCACCTGAACAGAAAATGCAATCAGGAAGTCTATCACTTGCAAACGAAGTAGAACAAGGTCTAGTTCTTTCGGAAGGTTTAATACACCAAGAAATAGAAAGATCACAATGGCGTCGTTCAACTAATATGTGTTTACAATATTTATTGGTAACAGGTAATTGCTTAGAAGTAATGCAACCTGACAATACTATTAGATTATTTAGACTAGACCAATATTGTGTGTCTAGAGATATGCAAGGTGAGATAAAAGAAATTATTACTGAAGAATATTTATCACCTGAACAACTACCTAGTAATGCTAGAGAATTTGTTAACGAAGATGATTTTAGTCAAAATCGTGTACCTTTGTATACGCATATAAAAATTAATGATAAAGGAACTTTCGATGTTTATCAGGAAATAAACGGAAAGAAAATTCCTGATAGTCGTGGTGAGTTTGAAACACTACCATATAATGCATTAAGATATACTGCGGTTATCGGTGAAGATTATGGTCGAGGTAAAATAGAAGAACACTTACCTGACTTTAGATGTTTAGATGCATTGTCTAAATCTTTAATTGATGGCGCTGCAATGGCGTCAAGAAATGTAACTATGATTAGACCTAACGCAGCGGGTGGTTTAAACTTGCGTAGAAAGTTTGCTAAAGCTGACAATGGTGACATTATAGTTGGTAACCCTGAAGATATAACTATGTTGCAATTCCAAAATAATAATGGAATGCAATTGTGTGCGGCCGAACTAGAAAGACAATCACGAGAGGTTTCACAAGCATTTCTTATGGGTGCAGCGACGGTCAGAGACTCAGAGCGTACAACCGCTTTTGAAGTTAGACGAATGACAGAAGAATTAGAATCTACGCTTGGTGGTGTGTACTCACAATTAAACCAAGATATGCAACAAGCTAGATTAACAAGATTAATTTTACAGATGAAACGAAATGGTCAGTTACCTGATTGGCCTGAAGATTTAGTTGAGCCTGTAATATTAAGTGGTATGGAAGCGTTGGGAAGGGAACAGGCGGTAAACAAGGTACAAATTGCTTTACAATTTTTATCAGGTATGCCACCTGAAATTCTTCCATATGTTAAATTTGATTCGTTGTTATCTAAAGCATTCAATGGATTGGACTTACCTGATGCAGTAAGAAGTCAGGCAGAAGTTCAAGAAATGCAACAACAACAAATGCAACAACAAATGGCTATGGCGGCGGGTCAGACCGCAGCTCAAACTGCGGGCGCGGCAGGCGCTGAAGCGGTTATGGCTCAAGCAACGCAAACCCAACAAGGAGAAATGACTAATGAGTGATCAAGCTACTCAACCTTCTGAACAAACTGAAGTTAAACCAGGTTCAGAAGAATATAATAAAGAAATGGCTGAAAAGTTTCAGCAAGGACATACACAATCAGAAGAACAACCAACGCAAGAGGAAGTTCCTGTTCAAGGAATGCCTGAAGGTGGACACGATAAGTTTTATAATAAGGAGACAGGTGAGTATGATTGGAAAAATCACGCGAAAGAACTGCAATATAAAATTGATCAATCCAATCAACAAAATACTCCCGAACAACAACCACAACAAAATGCGGAAACAAAGAATGAGACAGAAACGGAACAACAAGCCGTTGACTCCATCATTGCTAGAGCGGGATTACAAAACGATAACCTTAGATCACAATTAGAAAATAATGGTGATTTCGATGAGCCTACTTATGAAGCTTTACAAAAAGTAGGAATTCCAAAAGATATCGTAGAAACTTATGTAGAGAATATAAAATTTCGTAGAGACAGAACGGTCAGCGATGCTTTAGAATATGTAGGTGGTGAAGACGCTTGGCGTAATATGAATCAATGGGCGGTTGATAATTTACCTCAAGAAGAAATATCTAAATTTAATGAACTATTAGCAAGTGACCAATGGAAGATTGGTGTAGATGCTATGAAAGTTAGAATGGGATCTAATACATTTGAACCTAAAATGACTACAGGTAATCAACTTCCAGGTACGACTTATGGATATAAAAGTAAGTCAGAAATGAAAGCTGATATGTCTAATCCTAAATATCAATCAGATCCAAGTTTCAGAAAAGAAGTAATGCGTAAAATGCAATCTGCAACTTGGGATAACGACGAATAAAGTTTTCCTCTCAAATTACAGGGTGTCGAAAGGCATCCTGTTTTTTGCGTTTTTAAGGGCGCTTCTGCCCATTAGGGTTATTTACGATAATATTTGGAGAAGTAAGGTAGACCTTCTAAGGAAGACAATCTAATCGTGAAACAACATTTAATCCTCGTAAATCTGTAACTAAACAAACCAACAAAACAAAGGAGAACAATTATGGCTTTTGGCGATAATTCAGCGCCCGTTCGTTTTGGTAAAGGTGCGTCGAATCCTACAGATAACCGAAGTCTATTTCTAGATGTATTCGGTGGTGAGGTGTTGACGGCTTTTGACAACGCAACGGTCACTTTAGACAAGCACACCGTCAAATCATTAAGCGGTGGAGCAAAATCATATCGTTTCCCTAAAACTTGGAAAGCTAGTGCGGAATACCACACACCTGGACAAGAAATGTTAGGAAATGATTTTGATACATCAGAGTTAACAATTAATGTTGACGACATCTTAGTATCGCACTACGCGATTGCTGACCTAGATCGTATTCTATCTCACTTCGATATGCGTTCAATCATTTCTGCGGAAATGGGAAAAGCGCTTGCAAAAGTGTTCGATCAGAATGTGTTCAGACAACTAATCCTAGCTTCTAGAACTTCTGCTGCATCACCATTCCCAGGCGGTAATAATATTACTGACTCGGCTTTGGCTGCAACTGCGGGTGTTTATAGTGGTACAGATTGGATTGATGCAATAAGAGAAGCGAACATTAAATTGTACAACCAAGATGTTCCTGAAGATATGCAAAGATATCTTGCCGTTACTACTGAAGTATTTGACGCAATCAAATACGCAAAAGATACTAATGGTAACTATCTAGTATTAAACAGGGATTTCCAACACGCAACGGCTGCGGGTGGTATCGACAACAGAGCGGAAACAATGAACATTGACGGCGTAATTATATGCAAGTCAAAGAACATTCCGTCTACTGACGAATCATCAGCATCGGGTGTATTCTCTAAATACAGAGGAAACTACTCGACAACGGTCGGTGTTATGTGGTGTCCACAATCAGTTGCTACCGTCAAGTTAATGGACATTTCACTCGAAACAGAGAGAGATGTAAGACGACTTGAAGACTTTATGGTTTCTAAAATGTTTGTCGGTCACGGCACAATGAGACCTGAAATGGCAGTTGAATTTAAAACTTCGTAAAACTAACCATATGGGCGGCGTTAACGCGTCGCCCTATTTTTTTATCTTATAAGGAGAATCAAATGCTTACAAAATTAGAAGCAGTAAACATTGTCCTTGATAGTATAGGCGAGACTCCCGTTTCATCTTTAACATCAGGACTACCTGACGCTGAATCGGCGGAAGCAAAGCTAGATGAAGTCACAACGGAAGTTTTAGCTAAAGGTTGGCATCAAAATACTAACTATGGTGTCAAAGCTATGAGAAATTATTTAAATAAAATTGTGATACCAAGTAACTACATTAGACTAGATACGGTCGGCGAACACAAAGATATTAATGTTACTATAAGAACAGATAATAATGTTCGTTACTTATTTAACATTAAAGAACAAACTTACATCTTTGATAAAGATTTATATGTTGATGTTATTATTAAACTACCATTCGCAGAACTTACACCCTCAATGCAATTATATATTGCTAGAAAAGCTGCAAGATCATTTCAAGAATCAGCTATGGGTTCAGCGGCCTTAGATAGTTTTACCGTCAGGTCAGAAGCCGAAGCCTATGCCGCGTTGATGGATTCTGAAGCCGAGGTTGAAGATAATAATATATTACAACAAAGTACACATTGTCATAGAGCAACTCGAAGATATAATGTACTTAGTGGAATTTAGGAGAAATTAAATGGGAACTTTGATCGAACAATCTATAAAAACTTTATATCAGGGAGTTTCAAGACAACCTGATCCTGTTAGATTGCCTGGTCAAGTAGAAGAAGCTGATAACATTTTAGTATCTGTGGTGACAGGTGGTTTTGAAAGTAGACCCGCATCAAGACATATTACAAATCTAACATCTATAGCAGACTCTGATACGCCCGCTATCTACGCGTATAGTAGAGACGCTATTGAACAATATATGATTATTATAAATAATGGTGACTTAGAAGTTTATGATTTAGATGGTGTACAACAGACCGTTAATTTTCCTGATGGTAAAACTTATTTAAATACACCTACAGGAACAACTGACGAAACAAGTTTTAGTTTTGTTACAATTGCAGATTTTACAATTATTGCTAACAACAACAAAACGGTCACTATGGCGACAAGCACATACTCACGACCGCATAGAGCGTTGGTTAATTGTCGAACTACAAATACATCAACCGCTTATTCTATAAATATTAAAGAAACTGCTACAGGTGTTAGTCATCAAGTTTGGACATATAGTGCTACTAATGCTTTAAGTAATACTGCGGTGGCGTCTAATATTATGAATAACATTTCATTTTCAGGAATGAGTGGAACTTACACAACACAACAAATTGGCGAGACCGTTGTTATAACAGGTAGTCAAGCTTTTACTATTGAACACACAGGATCAGACGCAACTTACGGGCCATACACAATGACCGACAATGTGCCTGATCGTCAGTATCTACCCGCGTCTGCGCCTAGTGATTATTACATTAGAGTTGGACAAAACATCGATGGAGAACAATTTGGTTATTGGGCAAAGTTTGATACGGGTAATGGTGGTTGGATTGAAGCGGCAAATCCAAGCATAAATAATGAATTTGAAAAAACAACAATGCCACATTTTCTAGTAAGAGAAGCTAACGGAACTTTTACATTTAGAAAAGGTGACGAATATAAAGATAGAATTGCGGGCGACGAAACTACTACGCCTGATCCTGACTTTGTAGGAAAACAAATAACTGCCGTTGTGTTTCACAGAAACAGATTAGCGTTTGTATCAGGTGAAAATATTAATTTTTCTCAGGCGGGTTATTACTTTACCTTTTGGCCTGACTTTGCCACACAAAGTTTAGATAGTGATTCTTTTGGTTTGACGGCATCCTCTTCGACCGTCAATGATCTGAAACACGCCGTCGGTTTCCGTAAATCTCTTTTCTTAACAAGTAACAAAGCGCAATTTGAAGTAGCAACTTCAAGTGCGGGATCATTGACACCTACCAATGCATCTATTGATTTATCCACAACTTATTTAACTGAAGCTAGATGTAAGCCAATCACACTTGGTAATACTCTATACTTTGCTGCTAAATCAGGTCGAGACGCTATTGTATTTGAATATACATTCGATGATGATACGCTATCTAATGTGGCGCAAGATATTACACTACACGCATTATCTTATATACCCGCACCATTGTTTAGAATGACGGGTGACCCTACAAACGATACTATTATGTGTTTATCAGATAATGATCGTTCAGCTTTATATATTTATAAAATGTATATTGATGGTGAAACTAAGGCACAATCAGCTTGGTCTAAATGGACTTATGGTTCAAACGCAAAAATTAAATGGATGGAAGTTATTGATGGTGAACTTTATATGGTTCTATCTAGAGACGGACAAGTGTTCTTTGAAAAGACTTTTTTAAGATACGAACTATCAGAAGAAAAACATCCTTATCAGGTATCAATGGATAGAATTGTTAGAGCCACAGGTGTATATGATTCTGTTAATGATCACACAACTTGGACTACACCTTATCCACATAACAATAAAACAAGTGTTGTTTTGTCTACAGATTTTCCAGCGGGTAAAGTTGGTGAAGTTCTTAAAGTTACTTACCCAACTTCCACTACAATTCAGACTCCAGGAGACTATCGTACCACTACGGGTACAAACACAGGTGAAGCTATTCTTGGTGAGATATTTACCTCATCAGTAACTTTTTCTAAATTGTTTCCTAGAGATCCACAAAATTTAAGAAAAACAATTACAAGTGGTCGTTTCCAATTAAGAAACATTACTTTTAATTTTAAAGATACAGGTTTCTTTAGAGTCGAGGTTACACCTGAATTTAGAACATCAAGCACCTTTGCGTTTACAGGTCGTATTGTTGGTTCAGGTGCAAGTAAGATTGGTCTTGCTGCAATCGCGCCTTTAGGTGGTTTTAAAGTGCCTGTAAAATCTAATGGTAAAAGTGCAAAGATTAGATTGTTTAATGATACAGAAAAACCAATGAACATAACATCAATTGATTATGTTGGATATTATAATGAAATAACAAGACAGGGGTAATATTATGTGTACAGGAGTTATTCTAACTGCGGCGTCTCTCGCAGCATCGGCAGTACAAATGCAAATGCAGATGCAACAGGCTAGAAGAATGGAGCAAAGGGCTGCGGCCCAAGCTAGAGCGCAGTACGAAGCTTCTGAAAGAAACGCACTTGCACAATACGCAGAAGAAAATAGAAAGATTGCAGAAAAAGCTTTAGACACAATGGATGAACAATCCGATCGTGTTAGAGCTGCTAACGAAGCAATGGGAACATTTATGGCCGCTGATAATAATTTATCTGACGGAACATTTATGTCTCTTGTCTTCGAGGAAGCCTATGGTGATTCATTAAATTATATTCGTTTAGATAGAAACGCAAAAAGAGAAATTGCATCCTTTGAGTCTAACAAGTATGCGGCAGAAATGAATTATATAAATGAAGTACAAATGGCACAAAACCAAGCTGACAATTATATGCAAGAAGCTAACGCAAGAAAAACAGACGCTATTTTAGGATTTGTAGGAAGTGGTTTACAAATCGGTACAGGTTACTATCAAAACAAAACATTAACAGACGCGATACGCGGTGGCCCAAAGCCAAAGAAAAATTAAGGAGTAGATTATGGCAAGATATAGAAAAGGTTCAGGTAATACACTACCTAACAACCCTAACGCTGGACTCGCGCAAATTAAAAATCAACGATTTAATAATGCCGTACCAAAAGCGGTTTCTTCGATGGAAGGTATTAATGTACAAGCGGGCGACCTTACTCAAGCCTTTAATAATTTCTTTGGTAAAATTCAAGACTCTATAGGTAATGTTAATAGTGCATATTGGGCAGTTGAAAAAATGGAAGCTGAAAAATATGCAAACAAAATGAGAGATAAAGCTAAAGTTGATGCTTATAGTTATTCAAAAGAAAAGCCAATGACTAAAGACAATATGTCTAATTATGTAACTACGGCTTTACAAAATAATCCTGAAAAGAACACACATTATATTGATAGTTATAAAAGTGCTTTAGGAAAAAATTTAGGCTTTACTATGTGGAATGACTTTAGTGCCGAAGCCGTAAATCAACCATCTGAAAAATTTGATCAGTTTGCAGCAGAGTGGTGGCAAAAGAATTGGGCAAATGGTACAGGCGATGTTCTTGTAGATACTGCAACTCAACATTCTTTTCAAAGTAATCTACACGAAGCTTCGTTAAAAGCAAAACTAGAAACCGTCAAATTACAAAACTCAGATAAACTAAATCAGATAATGCAAAACGCTAAAGTGTATTTTGCTAATAACGATTTAAAAGGCGGGTATGCTGAAATTTATCAAAAACTAAAAACACAATTTCCATTCTTAAATAGTAGTCTGCAAGACGGCAATGTTAGAACACAAGCTTTATCTATTTTACTTTCTCACGCAAATACTCCTGACGATATGATGAAACTATCAACTTTTCTTAATAAAGACTTGTTTCAAAGAGAAGGAGAAAAAGGTGTACCTGGCGCAACTCTTTATTCGATGGTTGAACTTTTTCCAAATGAGGTTGTTCCAATTACACAAAAGTTAATGGAAAGACATCAAAAGTTTTCTACAATAGCGGGAAGTACCGCAGTAAGTAAATGGAACTCTAAATTTGATACTTTAGTGGCAACTATTGGAACTGACTTTAATGAAAAAATAAAAGCATATAGCGCTTTGATTTCCGGAAAATCTTACACTTATACAGATACATCAGGTCAAGAAGTAACCATTCCATCTATTAATGAATTGTATAATCAATACGGCGTGAGTGGTTTACAATTTCAAGGAGTTAAAAATAAGATATCAGAAGAATTTAATAAGGTAACAACTGAAATTGTAGGTGTAAATAAAATTGCAGCATACTCAGTTCCAGGTAGTACAACTGATGTTTCGCTTGATACTTTAACAAAACACGGCGGACAATATTTATCATCGGTAGAATCAGCAACAGGTAAAAGCGCATTCCATCCTGACAACTTAACTACAACCTCAATGTTTATCAATAAAGCATATCAAAAATATGGTGTAGCTGCGTTTAACGATGAAGTAAAAGGTAAGTTTGCTGATGCGTTATTATCTAATGACACCCAACTAAATTCAGCAGTTTTTCAGGCTTTACAAGGTATTGATAAAACAGGAGCGCAAGGACAAGAAATATTAAAAGATCATCCTTTGGCTTTACGAAAATTTAATCAAGCGTTGTCGGCTGCAACCACACCTGAAATAACGCAGAGCGTATTTGGTCAAATGAATACTGATGAAAACTTTTCTGCAATACACGCACAACTTCAAGATCCTAAAAATGGTTCAAATATAATGCAAGGTATTCACACAATATTTTTTAATGATGGTGTGAAAGACAATAAAGAATATGGAAAATGGCAAAAGAAATTTCTTGATAATATGATGTCTGAATTTAATGATCCTAAAGCGGGGTTCTTTGGAAAGATATTAGGATTTAATTTAGAATGGGATAATGTTGATACGGCTGCACATCCTATGATTTTTAATCTTGTTGCTAATCTTGCAATTAAACAACAAGCACTAGGTAACGAAGTAAACGCCGAAAATATTGGTAAAGCTTTAAATGACTTAATAAGTGAGTCAGATGCTTTATGGTTTAATCACGCATCAGGGCGTTTAGAACTTTCCAACACGCAACCTGTAAATGGTCAATATTTTGGTGTTAAGGTTAGAAACCCATTAACAGAAACAAAAGAAAATACTTATGCTAATGCAGTAGAACTTGTAGATAATATTGAGCAATATTTTAATAAATTTACTAATGGTAGCTTTAGAATTAATTTTGCAAATCCTCAAGCAAGTCAATTTGGTTATGCCACAATTCAACATAAAGAAGGTTTAGGTAGAGACCTTATTTTAGGAATTGGTGAGCAAAATAAATTTGATGTTAACTATGAAGTTAACGAGGGTGATGACATTTTAATGTTTAATAAAAAAGGCGAAAAGATTATAACGCCAGGTCGAGAGACAGGTTGGTTTACAACCGACGATACTGAAAGTTTTCATTTTACGGGTGACTATGAAAAAGACAGAATCGCTTTTAAAAAATGGGCGCACCCAGCAATGGATATCATACCAACAACTAAACTAGACGAGGGTCAAACATATTTGATACCTGGTGAGAAAGACGACACAGGAGTAAAAGTTCCTATTCAAGGATATTATGTTGTCGTTAAACCTTTCTTTAAAGAAACATCAGATAAATATATGACTCACGAAAAATTAAAGGAGTTAGCACAATGAGCAAATTTGATCAAACTGATTTTAATATAGATACATCAAGTCTTGCATATGAAACTGACGCTAACAAATTAAAGTCTGATATCTTTTCTCAAATACGAGTTAATACTCAAGCCGTTAATGGCAGTAAGCCTAGTATGAAAAACTTAACACACACAGGAAGTTTAGACGCGGGTGACTTTTCACTACAGAATATGACAGATGTTTTAACTAATAGTGGCCCAGGTCATTACGACGATGATTACATAAATAGACGATTTGATTTTATTGCTAATTTAGAAGGCGGATATGAACCAAGTATGCATTATGTAAATGGTGTCAAACATATTGGCTATGGTGTTAATTTAGAAATTCATAAAGATTTAGTTAAACAAAAACTAAGATTTAATGATGCTGATATGAAGGATCTAATGGATGGTAAAAAAGCTATCAGTAAAAACCAAGCAAGACTTTTAAGTGAAAGTTTAATTCAAGAAGCAGATAAAATGTTAGTTGATCGTTTTGGTCAAGTTCCACTTAATGCTGATCAACGAATAGCACTTACTTCTATGGCTTACAACGCGCCCGCTTTGATTGGCCCTAACATTACTAAAGCAATTCTTAATGGAGATATGGCTAGTATCTCTGACGAAATATTAAATAAATCAAACGCTAATAAATTAAAAGGTTTAGACTACCGAAGAAAAATGGAACACGATATGTTTTTCTCAGGTGATGAAAATATGATGGCTAAAAAAGTAGGGGATACATACAATGATTTAGAACAGGGTGGAGATAATATATTTTTAAAAGCTTTGAATGTAGTTAAAGACGCCGTAATTTCACCTGTTGCTGCGGCTGAACACCAACCCGCAACTAATGGTGCAATCATTAATAATAATTCTGAACCTAATTATCTAATTTCTAAAGCTGCGGTTAATTTAGCAGATCAAGGTAAATATGAAGCACAAGATCAAACAACTTGGTATCAAGACTTTGCAAATAGTCTTTTAGAAATTTTACCAAAGTCCGCTCAAACATTTGTTAGATATAAAGGAGAAGAATTAGGTCTTACAGGAAGTGACGCTAAAACTGAAGTCATTGATGGTAACAAATATTTTTCTGAAGAAAGTTTACAAGCTTTAGGCGCGCTAATTAAGTGGGCAGAATCTAATGGTAAAACAAGCATACAATATCAAGACTATGATGAGTTCTTTGGAATTAATAAAAATGGTTTATTTCTTAGTGAAATTGTAGGTTCTAAAGATGGTATTGAGTGGGTTACTAAAAATGTACCCGCAGAGGACAGAGGTATTAGTTATAGTGTAACTAAAACAAAAGTTTGGGATGGTAAAAAATATGTACTTAAAGATGTACCATACCACATTGCATTACAAGAAGACGCGTTTGCACCAAAAAGCATAGCCGTAAATGCAGCGGGTTATATTGAAAATATGTTTGGTTCAAACAGAATTGATAAATATTCAAGCTACGCTAATCTCGCTTTTGCATCACAAGATAGTCAGGCACTAACTTTAGGTTTAGTGTTAGGTCGATTTAGTTGGAAACGAAATGACAAAGGTGAATTAATAATAACAGACACTTACAACTTTACAGGACATAAAGCAGACACAGGTAATTACGATAAATTAAGATCAAAACAAGATACAAGAGGTAAAGCAGATCCATTTAAATTTGTAATTAATTTAGGAGTATTATTGTGAAAACTAATATAACCACCAATCAAGCTATTGTTTTTAGCAACACGATGAAAGCTTTAAACAATCCTGATTATCATAAAACGCCTTATCAACACGAAGGTCTAGGATTTTGGGATACGGTCGGTGAGATGTATATGCAAGAAACTATCATTGGTGATTCTATTAGATATGGTCTTATTCCAACAATAAATGATCCTGACAGATCATTAGCAGATATGACTCTACAAGGTTTTGGTGCAAAAGATAAATATGCATCAAACTACGAATATGATCCTAATTATAAATTTAATCCATACAAATATTATATGGATCGTTTAGATTCTTATGGCGATCAAGATTTAAACATTAGGCAAGGTTTCTTTGATGATATTAAAACTGAAGAACAATTTATTGATCGTGCTAATAGATTAAGAAAACTAGAAGGTTATCGTAATGAATTAGCAAATGGTAATTTCTTCGGAATGTTAGTTGGTGGTATTGCAACTTTTGGTGATATATCAACTTTAATACCTGTTGCGGGTTTATATAAAAAAGGTAAGACCGCAGCTACTATAGGTCGTTATGCTTTAGGTGGTGCAATTTATGTTGGCGCGCAAGAAGCATCGTTACATTTAAGACAAGAGTTGCGAACACTCGAAGAGTCTATGTTTAACTTAGGCGGTGTTATTGTTCTTGGTGGTGGTATCGGGGCGTTTTCATCGGCGAGTTTTAAAGGTAGTATTTTACACCATAGTCATCCAAACAATCCATTTAGAGCCGACAATCCTGTTTACCTTGCAATTGGTGATATGGGTCGAGGTCTAGCAAATAGTGTAGTTTTTAAACCTATTATTAAAGCGGGCAAACGAACTTACGAAGCAGTAGACGACACTTGGCAAGCATCAGGAATTCCAACATCGGCGGGAGCTGCGGCCGTAAAACAATATTCAGGAACAATAGCTACAGGATTTAAAACAGGCGCGAAAGGCGTTGTTTCTACTATTGGTAAAGTAGGAATGAAAGGTCTAGATAAAATTGCTAAAACAAGAATTGTAGGATCTCCAATATATCGACTATTAACTAGCGTAAGTGACCGAGCTGCTAGAATTGGAGAAATGTTGTTTGATACAGGTGGTATTTTAACTAAAGCTAATGAAGCGGGTATTTATGTAAGAAATGTAGAAAGCGAAGCTAATAACATTAGAAAAATATTTGATGAGGGTGTGTTCCCTGACGCTATACAAAGGTTTGTAGATTTAAGAATTAAACTTGCTGAAATGGCGGGTAAGACACAAAAAGAAATTGGTTTAGTTGTAGAAGATATACAACAAAATGTTATGGACTTTGGTAAGAATGTTTTAAAAGGCCCAAGTAAAATTAACAAAACAACCACCAATAAAACAGGTAATTTAGATGAGTTTGAGTTTACTGATCTAACAAACAAAGCGTTGTACGATGATATTTCCCCTGACGAAATTAAAAATCTAAAAGAAAGATTTGGAGATGAGGGTGCAGAATTAATTGTAAAAACCGTCAGAGAGCAAGCTGATTTAATACACGACGCTAATAAAATTATGGAAGACCTGATGATTGAAACAGGTATGATTAGACCTAGTGAGGCTATGGGTCGTCAATATGGTAAAGCACAACTTTGGGTATCTGAAGCTTTAGCAATGAGTCCAAGAGAGGCTAAAGATTTTTTCTATAGATTGTTGCTTGATGATATTCCTGATGATTGGTTGGCTGATACTTATGGTATGACTAAAAAACAATTCGATGATTTAGGCGTTAAGGATGTTACTACGACAGACGGAACTACTTATAAAACTAATGAAGGTATGTCTATCAAACAAGAAATATTTGAAGATTGGTCAGGAGAATTAAAGAACAACGCTGTTGCTAGAGCCGAAGTAGACTTAGACTTAGCAATTGCACACGAAAAATCGTCAAGACAAAAAGCGGTTCTTGCAGCAAGAGAACTTCGTAAAACAGATACTGAAATAAAAGATGCGACCGTCGCTGAAGCACAAAAAGTAGTTGAGGCTAGAATTAGAGATCAAGAACTTAGGATTGCTGAACTACGAAAAAAGAAACTACAAATACAAGAGTTAAAATTAAAACTTAAAAAGAAACTAGAAGAAGATTCTATAAGAGACAACGCATATCACGATGTTGGCGGTAGAACTAAACAACTACAAAAGGAAAGAATAACTGAAGTTGCTGAAGCAGAAGAACTTTTAAAATTAGCTGAAAAGAATGCTGAAGCTAGACTTGCTAATCTTAGTAAAGGTGAAATTAAAGATTTAGATGATTTAAACTTTGCTAGAGAAAATTTAACTAAAGCAGATAACAATTACGCAAAAGCGGGTGAAGACGCGTTAAATGAATCTGTTGAGAAACTAAAGAATAAAAAAGTTCACAACACTCGTACAGGTCGTTTAGAAGGCACAATTAATCAGCTTATCAAAGAAGCAAACTTTTTGCAAAAACATATTACAAGACATAGTAAGAAACTTGCGCCTGTTATAGAAGAAATAAAAATAGCAAATAAAGCTAAATTAGACGCAAGAGCAAAAAGAAAAATACTTAATGCGGCTAAAAAAGAATTTGGTACTGAAGCTAGAAAAGCTAAACGAGGTATTAAAAAAGCTAAAAGAATTCTTAAAAAGACTAGCAGTAAACCTTCTATACAAGAATACATTGATGATTTGTATCTTGCATTATCAAGTCCGACTAGAGGTAATATGCGAGTTGGTGGTTTAGACGGCGAGATTGCACAATCAGGTCGTACTAAAATGCGTCAGTTTAAATTAAGCAACGCTATGCGAAGAGAAGCTGAAGAGTTAGGTTTTCTTAGAGACGACCTTTACGGAGTAATGATGAAATCTTTTGAAGATTTATCTGCGCGTATTGCACTAAGAAAAGTGTTTAACGCTAATGGTGAAGCGCTTGGTAGTGAGCAAAAAATACTAGATAAGCTTATTAATGAAATTACTGACGATTATACACGATTAATTAATGCAGCAGAAAAAGCGGGTAAATCAAAAAGCTTTATTAGAAAATTAGAAAAAGAACTTAATAATGCAAAATTAGATGTTGAACTAGGATTTAGACGACATTTAGGACTTTTAGGAAATGCGAACACAAATGGACTATACGGACTAGCTTGGGCGGGTCAGGCGGCTCGATCATTAAATTACATTCGTTATGGTTCAGGATTTCTTTTACCTTCACTAGCTGACCTAGCCAATGTGGTTTTTACTTCAGGTTGGGGTTCATTTAGTTATATGAATCTATTTAGTAAAAAAAGTTCACAATTAAGAAAAGCACTTAGCGGTCTAAATAACCAAGAGGTCATTAGACTTGCTATTGCATCTGAACGAATATTATCAAATAGCCGTACTATGAAAATGGCGGGCGCTGAAACTACTAGAGAAATGACAGGAGTTGGAGCGCCAGGAACGATCAAACATTATCTAACATCTAATACAGACAAAGTTCTTGATGGTCTTAGTCGAGCAACAAACACACTTAGCTTTATGGGGTGGTGGAACACTAGAATGAAGTCTTTGGTAATGTTGGAAATGCAACACAACTTTGTTGAATTTTTACGAAAATATCCAAAGCTTATAGAAAAGGCTTCTGCCCAACCTAATAGTAAGTTTGCTAGAGATGTGGCAAAGGCTGCAAGTCTTGGTTTGGGTAAAGAACAAATTGCTAGAATACTTAAATTAATTAAAAAACATCCGCCTACAAAATCAGAACCTGGCGCTCCGTGGGAATTAGAAATGGGTCGTTGGTTAGACGAAGGCGCAGAAGGTATCCGAGCATATCACGATATGCGTACTGCTTTTGAAAATGTAGCGACGCGTTCAATTATGACGCCTGGTAAAGGTGACTTACCTTACTTTATGTCTAATGGTATTTGGAAATCCATCCTTCAGTTTTGGACATATGGATTTATTTCAATGACAAAATATATGATACCCGCGTTTCAGCGTATGGCACGATACGGAGATATGGAAGCGTTTGGTTCATTAACATTAGCGGGAGCATTAGGTACAGGTATCGTAATGCTTTCTGATTTAAGATACCAAGGTGAAATAAAAGATCGAGACCTTACACAATGGGGTTACGATGTTATGGATCGTGCGGGTTTCTTAATGATGTTGTCTGTTCCGCTTGCTGAAGCGGGTAAATTTGTTGGAGTGTTTGAACAACCTTCAAGATATTCCGCAGAGAAAAACAGATGGAGTTTACTACTTGGCCCAACTGCGGGTCTTGTCGAAGACGGATTAGATTTGTCAGGCGCAATACGAGACGGCGATACAGATCGAATTCAACAAATAGGTAATAAGTTGTTACCATTTAAAATTTATAAACAAATATATGATGTTACAATAGGAGATAAATAATGGCTTTTGCAAGAGAAGTATATGAACCTAGTTCAAATAACCAATATGGCACTGGTAATTTAGACTACCCAATTACTTTTCCTTACATTGCTAAGAGTCATATTAAGGTTGCCGTAAATGGTGTAGACACTACGGCTTATGATTTTATTGATGCATCTAATATAAGACTACAAGGTGCAACACATAATATAGTCATTGGTGATAAAATTGTTATTACTCGTGAAACATCACCTTCAGCTAGACTTGTTGATTATCAAACAGGATCAGTTTTATCAGAAGAAATCTTAGACCAAGACTCACTACAAGGTTTCTTTCTAGCACAAGAAGCTAACGATATTAAAGAAGTGGCACTTGCTAGAGATAACTCAAACAATTGGGATGCACTAAATTCAAGAATTGTTAATGTTGCTGATGCAGTAAATAATACCGACGCGGTTAATAAACAATCTGTTGCGGCGATTACAGGTGGCGCAGTTACGGCCGCACAAACGGCTGCGGGTCAAGCACAAAATGCAGAACAGGCCGCATCAGCCGACGCCGCATTAGCTTTAGGTTATAGACAAGATGCTTTAGGTTATAGAAACGATGCAAATAGTGCAAAGACCGACGCTGAAACTGCTAAGACAGATGCTGAAAGCGCTTTAGCATCATCTATAGCTGCACTTAATGCTGCAAACATACCAAGCACTTTATCAGGACAAGGTAATAAATTCTTACAGGTAAACACGGCGGGTACTGCATATAACTTAGTATCCTCTGTTGCAGCTCCTGTATTCTATGGACTTAAAATTAATGGTGGTAGTTTAGATTTAACATCCACAAGAACTGCAAATGTAGCAGTAAAAGATTTTGATAATTGGTTGTTGTCTGAAAATATAACAATTTCTATTAATAATAACGATTTACAGATAACGCTATAAGGAGAAAATAATGACTAGTACACAATTTATAGATTATACAAAACTTGGCTATCGATGGAAAGGTATCTTCAACGCTAGTTCTACTTATATAAACTATGATGTTGTACGAAAAGATGGAGAAGTTTACTACTATTATAATGGTGCGTGGATTGAGTTTGCTAAAGGTCAACAACACGCAACTACAAAAGGACAATTAGTAACTACCTCTTTAACAGGCGGAGCAACAGGCGCAAAGAATACTTATTTACATTCACAAAACGGAACGGTCGAGTTTAGATTTCCAGGTGAAAGACCAGGAACTAGAGCCGTTAAATTAATGCGTAAAAAGAAAACAAGTTCGTCTTATCAACACGGATATGTACACGGCGCAATTATGACAGACGGATCTCTTAGAGTTTGGGGAGACCTAAGAAATAGTAAAGCGGGTACAGGTAATATGGGTGATATTTCATCTATGAATCCAACTCGTGTTGCGTTACCAGGCGATCGAATGATCATTGATGCGTTTCAAATGGAAAACAATATATTTTGTCTTGATCAAGATCATCAACTTTGGGCGTGTGGTAGTAATAGTGAGTGGGGTGGTTGGTCTTGGAAACCTAATCACGGAAATGGCTCAAACCAAGCGCAATACCGATTTGTAAATATTAGTGAAGGTACTGATATGGAAGGTAAGAAAATCGTGTGGTTTATTACCGATAGAGATTACAATGTTGGTCAAGGTCACACTTGTATGTGGGCGCAAGACGACGAAGGTGGTGTTTATTCGTGGGGATTTAACTCAGATGGTCAATGTGGCTATGGGGGTACAACTAGTCCACAACGAAAACCAACTAAAGTTACAACACTTGCTAATGGTACGGCAATGCCACCAATTAGAAATAAAGCAATATTTTTAAACTCAGGTAACTACGCTACAACAACACTAATAGATACTAACGGAAAATTATATATTTGTGGTTATCAAAGTAGAAATTTACATTCATCAAATTTATATGAAGGTTTCGTAGAATATACAGGCGTATCTAACCCTAGTTTTACTTTTATGAGAAGTGCGGGATCTGACGGACATTGGGCGAATGGTACTCAATATTATGAAACTATTGTCGTAGGTGACGCTAATGGTCGTCTGTGGGGATTAGGTAATAGTACAGGACAAGTTTCAGCGTATAGTTCACACCCTGGTTGGACTCCACCAATAATCGGCGGAGCTTCACAACTAACATCTAACGACGGACAAACGATCTTCGGGGGTGCTTCTGCCTACGGCGGTAACGCATCAGGCGTTAATGTTGGGGGTGTTATAGACGCCTATGGTAATGCGGGCGGTTATGAATCTTATGCAGCATTAATGGGTAATGGTTCTATATGGCAAGTCGGATATAGTGTCGGCGGAGCATATAATGGAAACTCCAAATATAATTCAACAGGTACAGGCACAGGCGGTGGATGGAATAGAATAAGATTTAGAACTGAAGATGGAAAAGATCAAACATATAAACACATTCATCCTGGTACCAATGTTTACGATAAATCAAAATTTTATTCACACCACGGACGATACGGAAGGGTGTTTGCAAGTTTAACAACGGATGGTTACTTCTTCTCTTGGGGTTATAACAACCAAGGTGGAGACGGCACAGGAACTAGCGGTAACATACATCCATATAACTTTCAATCAGACGGAATTCCTTCAGCACAAGTAAACGATAAAATTATTGATTACGAAGTTGCGGGATATATAAGCGACGCAACTGGCGCAAGCAATTGGTGTTTGCTCGGTGAAAACGGAGATGTGTACACGGTCGGTTGGGGTAGTCGCCAATTAAATGCTAACGATGATGACATCAACATCAGTACACCTAAAAAGGTAATATTTTAACAAGGAGAGAATATAATGACGACAATTTCATTAGGAAAGGTTAAGTTTTCGTGGAGAGGAAATTATTCCAACACGGCAACTTACAACGAACAAGATATAGCGGCCTTTAATGGTACGACTTATATTTGTACACAAGATGGTACAAATAATGTAGTACCCGCAACGGTCTCTACAAACTTAGGTACGGCTACTGAAGAATACTACGCAAAAGTACAATCTGATGGTGGCTCTAATTATTTTTACATCGATGTAACTGATGGCTCTGGTACTTATGTAAAACAAAAATATCTTAAATTAATTGAAGGTAACACTTACAAGTTCTACCAAAACGATTCGTCTAACGCTAATCATCCTCTCCTATTTAGCGCGACTTCAGATGGAACTCACACTACCTCTCCTAGTGCGGGAACTAACTATTCGTCAGGCGTAAGTTATTACCTAGATGGTGCTGCGGCACAAGATAAGAATGTTGTTGGAGCATTTACTCTAACTTCAGGTGGATATGATGCGGGAAGAACCGCAAACATTAACTCTAATGTTGCTACTACTTCAAGTGGTTCAGGAACGGGTTTTATTTGCGATGTACAAATTGATGGAAGTGGTAACGCGACTATTGTTAAAAAAGATAGTGGTACAGGTTACGCCGTCAACGACACAATTACTATTGCTGCATCAAGCATTGTTGGTACAGGTACAACTGATATTGTACTAACGGTCAATTCTCTTGGTGATGGTCTAGCTGCTTACACTTCTAGCGCTTACACCAACGCAACTACAAGGTATGTACAAATTCAAGTACCTGTAGATGCCCCAAATCTCTACTATTATTGTCATTTCCATTCTGGAATGGGCGGTTCGCTACCAACTGCAAAAGCATCGGTGTCGGTGACCGTTAATTCTTCCAATTGGGCAACATTTGCTACGGGTGTAGACTCGACAGGAAGTGTTGAAGGTGATTTATTGTACTATGATGGCACACAACTACAAACATTACCTGTTGGTGCAGAAAATCAAGTCTTAAAAATTGACGAATCTACACTTATGCCTGTTTGGGAACAAGAAAGTGTACGATCAGGTACAAAAGTTGCTAAATTAAAAGTTGATATGGCGGGAAGTTACCGATCACAAATGGTTCTTATGCAAGATGGCTCACTAAGATGGTGGGGTAACAACGGAAATTACAAAGGTGGTATCGGATATACTACAAATAACAGATCACAACCTATTCCTGTAGCGTTTCCGCAAGAGTTTCCAGGTATTGACACACAAGTTGAAGGAAACTTTATGCAAAACTACAACTCTTTTGGTGCTTGTATTGATAAAAACAAACATCTTTGGACTTGGGGTAATAATAACTACGGCGAAATGGGTATTCAAAATAATACTGGGGGTGGAACTTTTGAAGGACGAAGAGGTGTACCTGTAAATATTTCTACAAGAACTAACTATACAGGTGGTATTGGTAGTACATCAGTACCTTCGTCAAGAAAGAAAATTGTTGAACTAGCAACACCACACGCAACTGACGGAAACAACGGCGCAATTGTTGTTCGAGACGAAGATGGATTCGTTTACGGATCAGGTTACAATGGCCACGGCGTTATGGGTCAAGGTAATACTTCGGCTCAATATCAGTTTAAACAATATCCTACATTTGGTGTAGGTGGTGTTTCTGCTTACAAAGCTAAACAAATTGAAATTAGTAGTGCGTCTAATCCAACACTAATAGTTCTTACAGAAAACGGAGATGTATATTCTGTTGGATATACAGGTTACTACCAACACGGAGAAAATAACACGACTAACCACACAACACCGACTATTGTTCCTGTGGTTGGCCCGACTAATGGTGGTAATGTAATTGATAGAATTGCTGCGGTAAGTCACAAAGGTGTCTTTGTTATTGATACTGCCAACAATCTTTGGAATTGGGGTTATGATAACAATGGTTACTTTGGTCGTGGTGGTACTGCGGGTAATTACTATAACCCAACAAATGTTATGAGTGATGTATCTAAAGTAGCAGTTACACATTGTACTGATAACTATAATTCAACAATGATTATTAAAACTGATGGAAGCGTTTGGGCTGCGGGTTACAATGGCTATGGACAATTAGGTCAAGGTAACACAACTGCATTAAACACATATACAGAAATGAAATTCCGTTTACTACAAAACGACGGAACTTATGCTAACCAAACACTATCAGCAGCTAGTTATCCATTTACCGTCACTCAAGCTATGTTTGCGGGCGGAACACAATATCAAACTTCTGCGGTACTAACTTCAGAAGGTAAGGTTTGGGTTTGTGGTTATAATGGAAACGGTCAAGTCGGTGTAGGACAAACAGGTAATAACTACCAAGTGTTCTACGAAGTTTATGGATTACCAGGCAAAGTAATACAGATTTCTCAACACGGACAATCAAGTGAAGGTGGTTGGGCTGCATTGCTAGAAGATGGTCAACTCTTTATGTGGGGATATGGTGGTTCTTACGCTATTCCTGAAGACGATGGTCATAGTTTCTATACGCCTAAATTAGTATTGTTTTAGGAGATAGATATGCCAAGAAAAACCATTGAGACAACACAGGCGGAGTTAGAAAAACACGAAGCCGAGTGTGCTATTAGATATAAATATGTTTTAGAAAAGCTTGAAGGTTTACACAAAAGAATTTGGCGAATTGAAGCTATGGTAATGATTTCAACTATATCACTTATAGGATTTATAATGATGTTTATAAATAAAATAATTTAATAATAATCTTTTACGGGGAAGGAAAATGATTGATCCAATCACGGCATTTAGCGCCGTGTCCACCGCTGCATCTGCTATTAGTAGGGCAGTTAAAGCGGGGCGTGATTTAAACTCTCTTGGACATCAAATTGCTAAGTACGCAACGGCTGAAGCTGATTTACAATTCGGCGAGTCTAAAAAGAAAGCATCAAGATTTTCTTTTACTGAAGATAAAGCAATTGAACGACATTTTAAAAAAGAAGAACTTAGACAGAAGCGTGATGAACTCCGTAGTTTATTTCTATTGTATGGTGCGCCAGGACAATGGGAAAGGTTACAAGCTGAAATAGCGTCTGTTCGTAAAGAACGCGCAGACTATTTAAAAAAGATGGCAGAAAAAAGGCGTCAAACAATTAATGTTATGCTTGTTATCGGTGGTGTTATACTAGCGATAGGAGCGATAGCATTAGAAATTTGGTTTCTTAAAAGCCTATAACAACGGAGATTTATGAAAAAGTTTCAACAACAATTAATAGCTTTATTAGGTATTATCTTGATGGGTCTAAGCACTTGGGTCTTAATAGAGATCGTTGAGTTAAAATCGACGGTCAGTATGATGAACCAAGAATTACTAAACATAGATAAACAATTCGGTAGGGTGTATAACTTTATTGATAAGTTTATGAAATATTAAGGAGTTATTATGTTACCAATAATTAACACATTGCTACCAATGGTCGGCGAAGTTTTAGATAGAGTTGTGCCTGATAAAAATCTAAACGCAAAAACTAAATCTGAAATAGAAAAAATGTTAATTGCTAACGCGGCACAAATAAATGTTGAACAAATCAAAACAAATCAAATTGAAGCGGGTCATAGATCCGTATGGACTTCAGGATGGCGTCCGAGTCTCGGATGGGCGTGCAGCGCGGGTTTCGCGTACACTTTTATACTACAACCAATTTTGCAATGGATACTTGTATTGGTCGGCAACGATACCATACTACCCTCCATTAATACAGACATTTTGCTAGAACTCGTATTTGCGATGCTCGGTCTTGCTGGACTTAGAAGCTACGACAAGATGAAGGGAACTACAAAATGACAAAACCTAGAAAAGGAAAAGCCAAAGTTAAAATAACGGCATCAGGTAAAAAAGTTTCTTATGGACAAGCGGGCAAAGCCAAAGGTGGTGGCCCAAGAGTTCGTCCAGGCACTAAGAAAGGAAATTCATATTGCGCTCGTAGCGCGGGCCAAATGAAGCGTAACCCAAAAGCAGCAAGAAATCCCAACTCACCTTTGAGACTATCTCGAAAGCGTTGGAGATGTAGTGGCACAAAGTCAAGATAATATCAACTTAACAAATAAGGAGAAATAATTATGCCAAAAGTTGGAAACAAATCTTATAGCTATAGCAGAGGTGGAATGAAGAAAGCCAAAGCCGCAGCTAAAAAATCAGGTAAGAAAATTACTTATCGTGGTCGTTCACCAAAGAAGATGAAGTAATATGGCTACGAAGAAAAAACCTGGTCTCTACGCCAATATAAATCGTAGGAAGCGTCTTGGTATTTCGCGTCCGAAATCCAAAAGTACAATAACTAAGAAAGCCTATGCAAATATGAAAGCGGGTTTTCCTAAGAAGAAAAAGAAAAAATAAGGAGTTACTATGGCAGATACTAAAGAGTTAAAAGATAAACTATTAGTCAGACTATCTGGTATTGTAGAAACCGAAGAGGAACTACAACCCGCAATGGTTTCTGCTATAGTTAACTTTCTTAAAGCGTTTCCACCCGCACAAGAACTTGAGGATTTACCTACCGCAAAAAAGATAGCTTCTTCTTTATCAAAGTATAAGGCAACAATGCCTTTTGATTTAAACAAGGAGAAGGAATATGGCAGTTAAATCAGGACTAGCGTCAAGTCAATATAGACCCGCACCTTTACAGATTATGTCACCGACACAAAATCAGATGCGGACTAATATGACACCAAAGACACAACAAGTTAAAAATCCATTGCTTGAAGATGCTAACAAAAGAAAATCTAAAGCACCTAAAGTTGGGTATAGTCCTAACAAAGAAATGCAATTGCTCGAAGGTGTTAAAGATGGAACTGAAGGTGTTCCAGGAGCAATCAATGGTGTTAGTGCATTCATCGATGGATATCTAAGAATTAATAAACGATCATATAAAAGGAGAACCTAATGCTCAATCCCCTAATGCTTGAGGATAGACCGCATTGGGAAACTACATTTCCTGATGATGTGTGGGGAGCATATACAGATTTTAGAAACTTTTTATTTATTGTGTGGCAACACTTAGGTCTGCCTGAACCTACCGCCGCTCAATATGAAATTGCACATCGTCTCCAACACGGCGTTGATACTACAGAACTTTCGCAAGGAATATCTGTAAGTGGCCCGCGCGAAGATATTATACGATGCTTTAGATCATTGGGTAAATCTTACATTACTTCTGCGTATGCTATATGGCGTTTAATGAGAAACCCTAGAGACGAAAAGATACTTGTAGTCTCAGCTACAGGATCTAAGGCAAAAGAATTCGTTGCACAAACTAAAGGTATCCTAGAGTCAATGGACTTAGTTCAATGGTTACTCGAAGGTAATCGTGAGTCAGGTGCAGCTCGAAGAGATATGGCTGATCAATTTGATGTAGCGGGAGCATCACTATCGCAATCGTATAGTGTTGCTGCGCGTGGTATTACAGGTCAGATAACAGGTAGTCGTGCGACTATCTTAATTGCTGACGATATAGAAGTTGAGCGTAATAGCCTTACGGAAGAAGCTAGACAAAGAATTGTACGAATTATCCAATCTGACTTTGTACCGATTACAAAAACAGAACACGGAAAGGGAGACATAATATTATTGGGTACTCCTCAGACAGAAGAGTCTGTTTATAATAAACTAGTCACAGAGATGGGATTTAATTGTTTTACAATTCCTGTAAGGTTTCCGACTACCGACAAACTTAAAAACTATTTGTTAACAGATAACAACAAAGGAACAGAGGTAAACATATTAGCACCTTATCTTTTAGCAAGATACGCTACAAAGAAAATGAAGTCAGGTGATATTACAGATAAAAGGTTTGGTGAAGAAGAATTAATAAAGATTGAGTCTAAAGGTAGAGCATCGTTTGCTTTACAATATATGTTAGATACATCTTTATCAGATGCCGAAAGATATCCATTAAGACAATTCAATTTGATTACAATGGCTATCAACCCTATGAAAGCACCGCTGACGGTACAATGGGGAAGAGATAATGATAAAGGTAATTACATAAAAGATATACCTAACTTAGGTTTCTCAGGTGATCACTTTTTGCGACCATTGTTTATAGATAAAGAATGGGAAACTTTAGAGTCTAAGGTTTTATTTGTCGATCCTTCAGGAAGAGGAGCGGACGAAACTGCCTGGGCAATCGTAGGTGTTCTTAATGGTATTATGTATTGTTTACACATTGGTGGAACACACGGAGATCCGTCTGATGCTATGACACAGATAGCCATAGACGCAAAGAAATACGATGTGCAAACCATTGAGGTTGAACCTAACTTTGGACAAGGGATGTGGCTTGCTGCATTCCAACCTGTATTATCAAAAGTGTGGCCTGGCGGTTGTACGGTCTGTGAGTCCGAATGGGCGAAAGGTCAAAAAGAATTAAGAATTATAGATACGCTTGAACCCGTATTAGCACAACACCGATTAGTGATAGATGAAGATTTAGCGCGTGCCGAGGCTCGTGCAGAAGACCATCGATTCTCTTTGTTATATCAGTTGACACATATAACAAGAGACAGAGGGTCGTTGAAACACGACGACCGATTAGACGCCCTAGCGGGCGCAGTAGCACACTATCAGCGATCGATGGAACAAGATGTCAACCAAGCTGCTCAAGGTGTGCTACAACAAAGAATGGACGAAGAGATCGAAGATTTCTTAGAGTTTATGGAAGGCGGTGCAAAATTGATCCGTGGGGTTAAGCGTGGTGGGCAACGAACTGAAGTATGGATGTCAGATAGAAAGGGGGAACAATGGCGAAAAAAAAGAAAGCTTTAGTATTACCTGATATACCTGACATAGCTGATTATTATTTTTGTTGGTGGCTTGATATCAATAGTGATGCAAGCTGGCTGACACAAGATAAAGCAAAGACAACCAAACCTACGATATGTTTATCAACAGGTTGGTTAATATCAACAAACAATCATTGTCATAGGATTGCAAGTGATTACAATTTTAATGACGATGGTACATTAGGTGACATTGGTGGTGTTACTACAATACCAACTAAGAATGTTATTAAACTAACTAAAATTAAAATATAAGGGGATAGTTATGTATACTTTTGGAAAAACATCTATGAGTAAACTTAAAGGCGTACACGAAGATTTAGTATCTATAATGGTAGAAGCAATATCTGTTTCACCTGTAGACTTTGGTATATCTGAAGGTTTAAGAACTAAAGAGAGACAAAGAGAATTAGTCAGAGAAGGTAAATCTCAAACTATGAATTCAAGACATCTTACAGGTCACGCCGTAGATATATTTATATATAAAGATAAGAAAGCAGTATGGGAGTTCGATGAATATATTCCTGTTGCTAACTTAATTAAAGCTATAGGATCTAATAAAGGTATTACTATTGAATGGGGTGGAGATTGGGAGACTTTTAAAGATGCACCACATTTTCAACTTTCGTGGAACGAGTATGTCGAAGAATCCAAAACGCCCGAAGAGGAAAGCGAATCCATTGGCGAAAGACCTTCGGACACCGAAGTTCCGTCAGAAGATAGTTAAAAATAAGAAAATTTATAGCCGAAAAGGGCGAATGGCGTTTAATGGCGATATAAGCGTCATACAGAAGGATTAGGAGGTTTCAGGTATGTTTGGTCATTTGATAGCAACATATGTACTCCCTCGTCTTCCTAGAGAGCCGTTTTCAAAAAATGCCAAAAATTCGTGTGGTCATATTTTCCCCGACACACTTTGGCGAACCCCCGTGACCCTGGCTGCCAGGCGTCCAGGTCGAAGCTTCAAAAAAACCTGTCAGAAAACAAAAAGCAATCCCGTTATTGTTACGATTGACGGCGGGCAAAAATAAACTTGTTGATATGCTTAAATTATCGGCGGTTGTTCATATTGTTATATAAAAGATATTCCTGTTATTTAGTGTTATTGGGTAAATCGTGAGTGTTGTATTTTTGCAACAGCGGTTGTGATATATTTATCACGGCACGGACGCGCACCCCTGTAACACTATTTTTTTCTTAAAGTGTTTGTCTTTTTTTAAAAAATATGCATATAATCAGAATTAACAAAATGTAACTAAACGAAAGGCAAAACGAATGTTTAAATCAATCTCAAAAATAACTAATCCAAACATCTTAAAAGCGATTAATGAAAACGCGCAATTGTTTCAAAAATTGCCCGCTAAGTTAATGACAATTGACGGCGACGCTAAGACAATAAAAGGCGACAAGCTTAAAGTTAAAACAGGTATTATATATCTTACGCCGTCTAATACTTTAAATTTCTATAATACTTGCCCAATGGCAAAATTGGCGGGTTGCGAAAAAGCTTGTTTGTATTCGGCGGGGCGTGGAAAGTTTACAAGCGTACAATTATCAAGAATTAGAAAAACGCTTTATTGGATAGATAGACGCGACGAATTCTTAACCCAATTAAAATATGAAATAATAAAAGAAAGTAAAAAAGCGCAAGCGCAAGGATATCAATTTGCGGTGCGTTTTAATGGTACTAGCGATATCAGAATTGAAAATTACTTTTGGGCGGATATGGTCGAATTATATAACGAATATAATGTTAAATTTTACGACTATACAAAACTTGCAAATAGAAAAATTCCTAATCCTGAAATTTACGATTTAACTTTTAGTTATTCAGGAATAGAGACATTGTTTCAAGATCAAATAAAAATTGCGATTAAAAACGGAATGAGAATTGCGGTTGTTTTTCGTGATAAAATTTTGCCAAAAACTTTTTTAAATATGCGTGTAATAAACGGCGACGAAACCGATGTTAGGTTTTACGATGAACAAGGCGTTGTTGTCGGTTTATACGCTAAAGGCGACGCGATAGGCGACAAAAGCGGTTTTGTTGTTGACGCTATATAAAAATCCGAAACGCGGGCAATTGCTCGCGTCCGTCGATTATGTCGGCGCTGACGAGGATAACCGAGTTAGAACAAACAAAAGAAAGGCTATAAAATGCAAATAAGAAAACTTTTAGAAATCGATAAAGTAATTCACGATAACGACGGGCGCGCTTTCCCGTGTGATTTACAAGATTTTAACGACGAGGGTTTAAAATACTTTTCGGAAAGCAAACAGGAATATATAAATATTCTTGATATGGAATTAGTCCACCTTTTACGAATAGTTAAAAAAACTCTAATGTCTAAATCGTTTTACGATAGACTTGCGCCAAAATATAAAACTTACAATGTAGGTTATGAAATGGCTTTTGAAAAAATCCCGAATGATGATTTTGGAAAGCAATTTATAAAACTTTTAAAAATCTATCTAAATAAAGACGGATATAAAATGCGTGTAAAAGGTCAAAATGTAAAAGACGAATTTAGAAAAACAGGTTGCACCTATCACGGACAACCAATTTCTAAATCTAAAAATTTACGCGTTTATCTTGATAGAAAAACAACGACCGAACAAATAACAGGCTAAACCGAAACGCGGGTATTTTTGCCCGCGTCCGTCCGTGTTGCGGGCGCTGATGAGGTTTTTTATTTATCAGAATATTAACAAAAGAAAGGCTAAAAAATGCGATACGACTACACAATTAGCAAAGTTCCGTCAGCGGAACAAACAGAAGTTATTAGTGAAAATTCCTATAAAAAATGTCTTAGGAAGATTGCTAGTAAATTTCCAAAAATTCCCGTAAATATTCAATATAAGAATAAAAAGGGAAATCTACAAAGTGTGACGACCGCCGTTTATTTAACTGATAATGGAAAGGTAAAACAATGGAAGGTTTAAATGTTTTATCTTTATTTGACGGGATGTCTTGCGGTCAGCTTGCACTAAAACAAGCGCGGATTCCTGTTAAAAATTATTTCGCGAGTGAGATTGATAAATACGCTATCAAAGTTGCTCAAGAAAATTTTCCAAATACAATGCACCTCGGCGATGTTCGAGGTGTATTAAAATTTTGGAGAGATAACAAATTTCCAAAAATAGATTTACTTCTTGGCGGGTCACCTTGTCAGGGGTTCAGCTATGCGGGTAAACAATTAAATTTTGAAGATCCAAGATCGAAACTATTTTTTAACTTTGTTGAAATTCTCAACGAGTTAAAACCGAAATATTTTCTTTTGGAAAATGTCAAAATGAAAAAAGAGAGTCAGGATATTATTAGTAAATATCTTGGCGTTGAACCCGTGGAGATAAATAGTTCACTTGTAAGCGCGCAACATCGAAAGCGTTTATATTGGACTAATATTCCATTTAATAAAAATTTCGAGGATAAAGGCATAATGCTATGCGATATCCTAGAAAATGGCACTAGTCATAAGGCAATGACAAACAACGGCAAGGCGCATTGTTTGACGGCTAGATATCAAGGCGCGGTGTATTGGAATTCTATCGAGCGAAACCAACGAACAATGGTTTTAATTGATAATCCAAAAACATCAAAAGACGGATTAAAAAAGATAGGTATGGCGTCCGATATTAACGGACACGATATCTTAAAGCGTGTTTATTCCGTCGAAGGCAAGTCGCCAACGCTCAACGCTTGTATGGGCGGTAATACTGAACCTAAAATCGGTATAGGCGCTCTCAGAGGTCGTAAAAAGGCTAATGAGACTAAATACAATCAACAATACGAAATGCGTTTTGACGATAAATCAAACGCGCTTACAAGCGTTCAATCTGACAATCATTTAATTTTACAGGAAACCGACAAATATAGTTGGCGAAAGCTTACACCTGTTGAATGCGAAAGGTTGCAGAATGTTCCCGATAATTACACTAATTATGTCAGCAAAACACAAAGATATAGAATGCTCGGCAATGGGTGGACTATCGGAATAATCAAACAAATAATGGAAGGAGTTAAATGCACATAAAACAACGAGTATTTTGGGGTCTCGACGACAACGATAGAGTAGTTATCGATGTCGAAGAGACCTTAAAATTTTTCCGTAAAAAGTTAGACGAAACGGAAGACGAAAAGAACGGACAACCCGAAGACGAAATGGAAGAAAGCGAGGTGATTACGGATGAGTTCGACTAAGAAAAAAGTAAAGCTAAGAATCCTGCTAGACTTGGATATTACACAAACCAAGATTCAGGAGACTAAACATTGGTCAGAGTCTGACAAACTTTTAGCCTTTCTTTGTAATCAAATTTTGATGAACAAAAAGGCGGTCGATGTAGTCGATCAAAAGGTTACGCTGACGAGTCCATAAGGACGAAACGCGGGCGAAAGTCCGCGTCCGTAACTAACCGAAAGCGAGGTGATTTTATTGGTAATGAAAGATAGCGGAAACCCTGTCCGCTTTGGGAAGGGTTCAAGCGAGCGTATGGAATGGCAACAAGCGGTCAAAATAATCTCAAAAGTCGTCGAAGAATTTTGTGATGCAACTGCCGAATGTTTGCCGTCAAATGCTGATGACGAACAAGAGCGAGTACGCGCAGCTTGGAAACGAATTCTCGAAGGTTAACGGAATAAACAGGAGTCGATATGGATAATAATAATCTATACAAAAGATTCCACGAGAAGCTTCACTACAGAATGCCATTGTATCCAATTTTTGAATGGCGTTATGTATTCCTGGTCTGTTGCATTTTTGCAACACTTCTCGTGGTTATTTAGAGCATCCTTATGCCCATTGGGGGGCTATAGTGTACTATAGACTTATAGTATACCTATGGTCTCACCATTGGACATAAGGTTTTACATTAAGCAAACGAAAGGACAAACGAATGTCAGTATATAAGAGAAACGATAGTCCGTACTATTGGATGTCATTGCCTGTAGTTGATGACAGAGGGAATATCGTCAGATATCACAAACAGAGTACAAAGAGACGAGTGAAGTCTGAAGCTTTGTCTGTGTTCAGACAACAGAACAAACAGAAGTTGGATGAAGTTCAACTAAAAAACTACAAAAGTATGACTATTGCGGGCGCAGCAAGACAATACATTGAAGACACTATTGCGCTCGGTAAGTCGGCGGGCAAAGACTATCAAGTTTATTTAAACAAATTAAATCACAACGACGGAGACCAACCGATATCAAGGTTAAATCGTATGTGGTTATTGACGCTGAAAAACAAAAGACTATTCGAGGGGTTAAAACATTCGACTATTAACAATGAAATAACTTTTTGGATATGTGTATACAATAAGGCACGGAACGATTATAACTGCAATGTGCCAAACGAAAACTTTAAAGACTTAAAACTTTTCGTCGAACAAAAGACTAGATATCTTTTAGAAGGCGAAGAGGAAAGGTTATTGTCTAATCTGCCTGAAGGTGATTCAAAAGACTTGGTTGTCTTTTTGATTGATACAGGCGCAAGGTACAATGAGATTGCTAGTTTGCCCTGGAATTCTGTTGATAAGGAATTCCAATGGATCAATTTATATAGATCGAAAGTGGCAAACGAAGGTATCATATATTGTACTGAACGAGTCAGAAAAATACTGACAAAACGATTTGACAATAAGTGCAGCGGTTTTGTTTTTCCTTCGAGAACGATCGGCAATCCTCGTGGTTATTCAACACGGGTAATTAAGAATGCGATCGAAGCTTCAGGATTAAACGAAAAAACTCTTGTTGATCGATACGGGAAATTTACCTGTCATTCATTCAGACATACTTTTGCATCACGATTGGTGCAAGGTGGTATGTCTTTATATTCTGTCAGTAAATTACTTGGTCACAAGAACGAACAGATGTCTCAACGATATGCACATTTAGTGCCGTCTGTTGAGTCACGAAAGGCAACTGAAATCTTAAATCAAAGGAGCGCGAATGTATCAAGAGATAATGGTTAGCGTGTGTAATTGGTGTATCCAATTGCTGCGCGATCTGTCAGCAATGACAGGTCTTTCATACGAAGAAATTAATGTGTGGTTGTTTATTATCATTCAGCCTGGATTAATTTTATTTTTTTATTTTCGATCTAGAAATTGGAAGAAACAATATCAACAATCGTCAAATGATATTCGTCAGCTAATCCAAGCAACGCTAGAACGAGGGAGAAAGTAATGTCAGATATGCAAACTCAATTAACAAAAGTTCTTTCCGAGGTAATGACCGATGAAAAAGAACAGGTAAAGTTTGAAATGGCTGCAATCAACGAAGGCGTCGAAAAGTTTAGACGCTTGTTGGTTGATAAAGAAACAAGGCTAGTCGATACAGGGGTTGGTCGAGAGATATTTAAAGAACAGATGTCGCTCCTGATACCCGCAATCAAAAGAGAACAAGAGATTGCAATTGAAGGTATCGCCAATGCGGGGCGCGGAGTGCGCCCTGTTTGGTGGTGGTATTTACCACAAGTAGAAGCTGACAAGCTTGCCTATCTTGCTATCAAAAATTTATTGTCTATTCGTATGTCTGACAATGGCCTTGGCAGACCCGCGCGTACAATATGTTTGAACATTGGATTGGCAACCAAACAACAAATGGAATTCGAGAAGTGGTTACGAGAAAGTAAGCAACAAAGTAAAACTACAGGTACGCCTGATGTTGCAGCTAGACTAATTAGAACGGCTAAAAATTTTAATCAAAGGCAATGGGGTAATTGGACACGAAAGTTAAAAGCAATTGAAACTTTAGATTGGCGTCGAGATACAAAGATGCACATAGGATCTAAGTTATTGTCTATCCTGATCGAAGAGTCAGGCGGTTTCTTTGAGATGCGTTATGTACAAATAAGAAATAAAACTGAACGACAAATATTCTTGTCGCCTGAATGTAGAAAAATGATTGAAGATATTAATAATGATATTGGATACAATAGTCCTACATTGCGACCAATGATTATACCGCCGAGACATTGGTATTGGCATAAAGAAAACAAAAGATATGACGGCGGTTATTATATGATACCAATTGATTTTATTCGTGGTGGTTTACACAAACACACGGCGTCACTTGATGACCCATTATCGAAAACTACAATCACCGCAGCAAACTACTTAGGACAAGTGCCATTCATTGTGGACACGGACATCAAAGAAGTTGCGCGTGAAGTTTACGATAATGATTTAAATTTAGTTGAATGTATGCCTTCACCTAACGCAGAAAAACTACCACCAAAACTAAGTGACGATGTGTGGGAGAAAATGGATAAGGTGCAACGGGCAGAATACAAATACAATTTATCAAAGATACACGGACGCAATGCACAAGAGATGTCAAAGCGTGAAGCCGTTATCAGAAAAATAAAACTAATGGATCACATTGGTGACAAGGCGGTCTACAATGTTATCAAGTGTGATTCCAGGACAAGAATGTATTATGTGACGCCTGATTGGAATCCGCAATCTGATAGTCTCGGTAGAGGTACGATGAGATTTGCAGATAGATATCCACTTGGAGAGCGCGGGTTGTTTTGGCTTGGTGTTAAACTTGCAAACACTTATGGATATGACAAAGGTACATTTGAAGATATGCAAGTGTGGGTAAAAGATAACAAGGAAGAGATACTTGATAGTGCAGCTCAACCTTTTGACGGCAATAAATTTTGGGCAACTGCTGATAAAGAATTAGAATTTTTACAGGCTTGTCAGGAATATCGAAACGCAATCAATGTCGATAATCCTGAAAAGTATATGTCTAATATAATTGTACACCAAGACGGCAGTAACAATGGTTTACAAATTTTAAGTCTTATTGGTCGAGATCCTGTAGGCGCAAGGTTAACTAATTGTAGTTCTGATCCACAACGCTACGACATATATACAAATGTTGCTGAAGTTGTAAAAGAATTAGTCAATGAAGATATAAAGAATGGTAAGAATCTAACACAGGCAAAGCGTTGGGTTGGTAACATCAATCGTAAAACTGCAAAGAGAGCCACGATGACTACAAGTTATGGTGTGACTCCGCGTGGTATACAAGATCAACTTATTAGTGATGGCTTTGTTGATAAGTTAAAAGGCGGTACGCGTTTAGAAAATGCTGCATACTTGAGAGACAAATTAATTATTGCTCTTGAAAAAACCGTCGTAGCATCGAGACCTATAATGCAATACTTTCAAGATGTCGCCACGGCTCTTGCAGAGTTTGACTATCCGTTACAATGGAAAACACCAACGGGAAGTCTTGTTCAACAATCTTATTGGAACATAGCAAAGTCTGATGTAAAGACGGTTATGGGGTCTTATTTTATGTGGGATGAAAATCCTGTAGGCGGTGGATTAAATTCTAGAAAACAAATGTTATCTAGTTCGCCGAATGTCATACATTCATTAGACGCAAGTCTATTACAATCCGTTGTCTGTAAATTAAATAAAAAAGGAATTCAATATATCGCTGCGGTACACGATAGTTTCGGAGTGCATCCTTGTTATGTGGATATACTGCGAGATACTATTAGAGAAACGGCGGTTGAGATGTTTAAGGGTGATTGGTTACGAGATGAATTTCATCCATTTGTTGAAAGTTCTTTTGCAAATGGTAAAGTAGAATTACCTGACCCACCAAAACAAGGTGAGTTTGATATTAACGAGGTAAGAAATGCAGAGTATTTTTTCGCGTAATTATTTAGAGCATCCTTATGCCCAAGACATCTAAATTCAATGTAGAACACTCGTTGGCTTTAGAAATGTTAATCCTTGATGCGTTCAAAGAATTCTCAAGGTTGGGTGTCTTGTCAGTAGATAAGACAATTAAACTACAAAGTGAGGGTATTGATGTTGATCATCTTATGGATGAGATGCTTTATCATTTACCCTGTAATGAAACTATACACTAACAAGGAGAAAACATAGTATGGCAAAAGTACAAAGAGATATAGTAGTCTCACCGACGGCAACCGCAGCTTACGCTTGGTTAGCAAAACCTGATGAAGGACAGGAATTTTCAGACGGAAAGTATAAGGTAACACTTGTGCTTGATCCTAAACAAGAAGGCGTTTCGGATTTCATTGAAAATGTTAGAGCGAAATCCAAGAAGGCAGCCGAGTCCGAATGGGATAAACTTCCAAAGAATATTCGTTATTGTTTTAAAGATGGTAACGATACTGACAAAGAAGAATTTGCAGACAAAGTTATGATTACTGCAAAGACGAAGTATCAACCTGGATTTGTTGATGCTAAAAAGCAAGCGCTAGGCGAAGAAGAATTTCCCGCGTCGGGAGACCTTATTAAAGCTTCGTTTGCTCTCGTTCCGTATAATGCGGGGGGTAATCGTGGTGTGACTGCTCAACTAAGAAATGTTATGCTTGTTGAAAAGCGTAACTTCGGCGGTAGTCCTTCCAACGACTTCAATGATGTAGAAGTAAAGGAAGATCACGATGACCAAAAAGACAAAGACTTCGATATCAACATCTAAATTTATATCGAGTTTTAAAAAACTGATGGGCGAAGGCGCGAATGAATTTGTGATTAATGTTAATCCTGTTCCCGCGTCTCGCCCACGGGTGACTAAGTGGGGAACATATTACGGAAAGAACTACGAAAGATTTCGTAGGGATGTCCGAAACGAAATACATAGTCACAAGGGAAAAAAATTGTTTGGCCCGATAATTGCCTTGGTAGAGATTATTTGTCCTCGACCTAAAACTATCGAAAGATTATTCCCTCGTGGCGATGTAGATAACTTCGCGAAAGGGCCATTGGATTGTCTTACAAGCCAAGGGTCTTTTTGGGGAGACGATGATCAAATTGTTTTACTCGAAGTAGTCAAGCGGTTCGTTGAAGACAATGAGCAGCCAAAAATAATAATAACCTATAAGGAGATGACTAAAGTATGAAGACACATTTACCTTGTCCTGATTGTGAATCAAGCGATGCACTAACGGATTACGGAGATCACACTTTTTGTTTTTCCTGTGAAACATATAAAACAAACAAGGATGTAGTGATGCCAACAGATTTAATTAAGGGTGGAGAATTCCACGCGTTAACAGAAAGAAAGATATCGGAAACAACCTGTAAGAAATTTGGGTACAAGGTATCAAAAGTAAAAGGCAAAGCCTGTCATATTGCGCCGTATTATAAAGACGGCAAGATGGTAGGACAGAAATTAAGATTTCCAAATAAACATTTTGAAACTCGTGGAGACTTCAAAGACATAAGTTTGTTTGGTCAACAACTATGGAAAGAAGGCGGTAAGCGTGTTGTTGTATGTGAAGGTGAGATAGATGCCTTATCATATAATGAAGTAAATCCTACTTGGCCTGTCGTTAGTATACCTAACGGCGCTCCATCAGCTAAAACTGCTATTGCTAGAAACATTGATTTTTTAGAGTCCTTCGAGGAAGTTACATTTATATTTGATAATGATCCTCAAGGACAGAAAGCTGCGAAAGATTGTTGCGAAATACTTTCACCAGGTAAAGCAAGTAATGTTGCTCTACCATTGAAAGATATTAATGAAATGGTAAAACAGAATAGAGTGAAGGAGTTGGTCAACTCTGTTTATAATGCAAAGCCGTTACGACCTGACGGCATAATAAATGGAAAGGAGATATGGGAAGATGTTAGAAAACCTATGGAGAAGGGTATCGAATATCCGTTTCAAGATTTTAACAGAATACTATATGGTATTAGAGCGCGCGAAATATGCACTATTACGGCTGGAAGTGGTGTTGGAAAATCTACTCTCGTTGCTCAGATCGCTTATGATTGCGCTATACGACATAATCGAAAAGTCGGCTATGTGGCTTTGGAAGAATCTCTTGGAAGAACAGGTTTGCGCTTTATGTCGATGGCTATCAAAAAGCCTTTGCATCTTTCGGAAGAAGTGTCCGAAGCGCAAAAAAGATTAGCGTTTGATAAAACTTTAGGAACTGAAAACTTTTATTTGTATGATCACTTTGGATCTTTAGATTCAGATAATTTATTAAACAAATTAAAGTATATGGTTATTGGATGTGGAGTCCAATATTTATTCTTAGATCATTTAAGTATCTTGTTATCAGGCGCTGAGTTTATGGTTGTCGGTGGTGACGAAAGAAAACAAATTGATTATGTAATGACTAAGCTTAGATCATTTACAGAACAAACAAATGTTTCTTTGTTTTTAGTTTGTCATTTACGAAGACCAACAACAAGCGACAAAGGATTTGAAGATGGACTTGAACCATCACTATCTTCTTTACGAGGAAGTCAATCTATAAGTCAGCTATCAGACTCTGTACTATCTGTTTCTCGAAACGCTAGTGAGGGTGAAAACAAAATTAAAGTTCGTTGTCTAAAGAATAGACACGCGGGCATAACGGGAGATGTATGTTCCTTAAATTATAATTCAGCGACAGGTTTGTTAGAAGCCGAAACTGAATTTGATGATGCGGAACTACCATTATGAATGGATGGACAAAAGATAGTAGGAGAAAGTTCCGCGCCAAGCGCCGAGCTGCGCTTGTCGAAATGAAAGGCGCTCGTTGTGAGCGTTGCGGTTTTACTTTCCCTACTGAAGCTTTTGATTTTCACCATCGTAATCCCAAAACAAAAAAATTTAAATTAACTAAAGTAACTATGTCGGCGACAAGTTGGAACAACTTAGTTGATGAAGCTAACAAGTGTTCTTTACTTTGTAGTAATTGTCATCGATCGGTACACGCAAACAAAGAGAAAGGCTATTTTGATGAACACTAAAATTGTAGATATAGAAACAGACGACATTGATGCGTCAGTAATTCATTGTATCGCTATAGGTGATACGGAAGGAGATGTAATTGTATATGCAGATAGTTTGGATTACCCACCTTTATCCGAAGGTATTAAAATTATGGAAGAAGCTGACAGGTTGGTTATGCACAACGGACTCAACTTCGACTACCCAGTTATCACTAAACTTACCAATGCCAAAATCAAAAGAGAAAAAATATTTGACACTTTGGTCACGAGTCGTTTCCTCGATCCGAGACAAAGGAAACATTCGTTAGC